GAACCCGTCGAGGAACCCGTCGAGGAACCCGTCGAGGAACCCGTCGAGGAACCCGTCGAGGAAACTGGATTTGAGGATGTGGAAGCAGTGGAAACAATTGAGGAAGAATTAGCTAATACGGGCGAAATTGCAGATCTTGGTGAAGTGGGTGACATTGATGAGTTGGGTGAAATTGCAGAACTTGGTGAATCTGGGGGACCTGTAGGTATGGCATTAGGGTTGGGAGCTTTGATCGCCGTTTCCTTGGATAGTGTGGGAGCAAACCCGTTTAAGTATGTCTTTGGTAGCAATAAACCCAAAAAATTAAATTTCATACCAGAAAAGTTTTTTGCGAATGACTTGAATGCCCATGACTATCGTGCAAGTGTTGATAATTATGAAGTTGTGTCCACGTGGGGTAAGCCTCCATTGTATACTCCACCAGGACAGAGCATAAAACTGTCAGACGAATATACAGCCCAGATTCGTTATGTTAGGATGGGTGAGGATTGTTGGTGGACAGTTGACGATGATCTGAGAGTTAGATGTGATTCGAGTATGAATCGTTTACCAATCAGGTTCTCTACTAAGAATGGTGTTGTGAGCATGAGAATACCATTAAATTGGGCCGCTATCAAGAACAACCAGGCCACTAAACCTGTATGGTTCCCGTCGGATCAAACGAGTGATTGGAAATATGGGGCAATTATAGGTAAGGACGGGGACAATCTCGTTGTCAAACCTTTAGACGGACCTGACGCGTTCAGATATGATAAAAAATCGGATTCTTTCCCAGACACTTTATGGCAGGCCATAGGACAGAATCAAGGTCGTACGCGTAATACAACGCCTGATGGTATACCCATTATGTATGACGCTGTAGTTCCTGATGACCCTGGAGTATTTGATAAACTCAAGTTGAGGATTTCATCCGACATTAAGTCGTGTATTGGTAGGGTTGGTAATGAAGTCAAGATTGGTAATTATTGTGACAACAACGCCGACTTGCTGAATTGGTACAGAACCGTTATGTATGCACCCAGGATTTTTGAGCAAGGTGTACATTACGAAGTAACCAGTCAAAAATTTAAACAAAAGTATCTCGACACCATAAAGGAGAGGAATCCAAAGATAACTAACACAGTGAACGACAAGCTATTTTTTGTCGTCGACAGTAAAAATAAGGGGAGACATGTGTTCCAGAAGAAGCCTGGTCAACAGATTATAATACCTTCCAAGTATTCGAATGAACGTTCAATTCTGTGGGCAAAAAATGCGTCGTAAAAAAATATTACAAGATAATATATTAAAGATGATGGAAGCCATTGCTATTTTTCTCGCCATTCTCTTCGCGGTTCTCTACCTCGTTGTCCGCTTCGTCGACAAGCCAACCGAGGGGTTTGCCAAGACCATCATGCTTGATCATCTCTGGCCCGATTGCACTGCTAGCACCTAAACAGTTGGTATGAATTCCCAGCGGAGATCATTGCATATCTTTCTCCAGATTACATCCTGGTTATAAAGTTTCTCTTTTGATTTCAGTAAAGGGAAGCATGGTAAGAAAGAATCTTCCTCCAGCAATTCACAAAATTTGTACAGCACGTACGAATAACTCAAAAAGTTTTTCCTTTCAGAAGGACAATGCCTATCAAAAGGTTCTTGAATCTGCATAAACATGTGTCTCAAACGAGATTCAAGTGCTTCAGACATTTTAGGAGGGTCGAGACCATTCAATAGATTGGTGATATATGCAACATGTTCATAGTATTTGTTCATCTTCAATTTCTTCAGTAGACCTCTAACTTTAGTCTGTGTAATCTCTCTCACATCTTTGACTTTCATCTTTTTCAACTCTGCTCTCAAGCTACTGACCAGATCTGGTGGTATGGACGTGTTCTCTCTGGCTTGAAATTGGAGTAGCCATTCATTGAAATGATTTTCACGCTTGTACATGTATGTTATGATCTTTTCGGTCGACTCTTGTTCCTCCTTATATGTCAGTTCTTCGCCTAACACAAACGAAACTTTGCCACATTCAGTACACACGTCTTCACTTTCTTCAGATGAAAAGATTGTTTGTCCTCCACAATCACATACCCCATCTTTAATTTTCACAAATTTCATTTCTATATCACTCCCCTTATAGGACTCGACATTCACTAAATAATCCATATAAATCGACTTACGCTGTTTACCCTTTTTGACAGATGTATTGAATACCGTATTGATAACAACATCATCATTATCATTATAAATGTATTTCTCCAGATACGGGACACATGCACTCATATATTCATACATTTCCGATTCATACTCTGATTTTTTATGAGGATTGGTTTTGATCAACTCTTGCCATTCATTTATTTTAGATTCATACCTACTCAATAAATTTGAATTCATATTAAAGATATTACATGTTTAGTTCTTAAGTATGATGTTCATCGAGACTATCGTGTTGAACATCATATACTATATCAAAAAGTTACTGTCTTATGAGGACAATCACATTCATCAATGTGTATTGAAGTACTCTATAGACGGCGATAAATATTCAAACAAACTGAATAAATTCTGGAAAAACGAGTCTAGATATTGGTCAGACCCGGATGAATTTTACTCGGTTATAACGGACGTGTCCGCAGAGGATATAGATGACGCACCAGATAATGTGGATCATTACACGGTGACTGTTAAATACACATATTCTGGAAAGATCTACAAATATATCAGTAACAATAAATGTCCTAAATGGCCCATTCCTAATGACACCAATGGTCCACCTACGATAAGTATGCCTATCAAAAGTGCCTATGTTCTAGATGACGACGACAAACCAGTGATCGATATCACAAGGAAAATTAAACGTTACGCTGGACCAAAATCAAACTTTTACAATCAAGAGATTAGAGTAAGAGATATCACGGACTATGACCCCGAAATGTTTCCTAAAATCAAGATAACAAATATTCTTGAACAACATGCAGTGATCGATATGGAAGATGGCGTTCTTAATATTCGTCAGATGTTTTCGTCGCCAAGTAAAAGTTAACAAATCCTAAATCAGCCACGTTATATCTTATAACCAAAAACTTGTTTTCGGTGTCTTGCATGAGTTGCATATTGGCACATAACCCTGTCGCTTTCGTAAATGTATTCAGGTATTTCAATGAATAAGTACCTGAAACATCCCGATCAGTGGCTAGACAATCGATAGACGTTAACTGTTCTGCAAAGTCACCTTCACATGACATATCCAATTTGTCCGTATGTCTACGTATTTTCATTTCACTGGCAATATGACCCATATCTCTGCACAGTCTTTGAAAGTCCACTGATGGTAATGTGTCAAGGTTTTCCATGTTAACATCTGGTTCTCCAATTTCATCTTCATTGATATCCAATAGTTTGAGTTTAAATGCCGTTTTAGACCCCTTGTTGGCATTCTCGATGAGCAACTCCATATACTCTGTATTGTTCACAGTGATCGTTAGTACATCTTTGTTAGTAATCGTCTTTAAAAGTTTGTATAGATTATTAAGATTAACACCAGCAACGATATCCATGTCACATTCATACTCGTCGAAATTATAGCCATCTAAGAATAGATGAACGAGTGACACTCTGGCCGTGTCGAGCGTCAATAGTTTAATACCTGTCTTTGTAAATGAAATATTAACATCCGTTAAAATATCCTTTAATACCTCGAATGTAGATTTGATAGCGGATGCCTGAATTGTTTTTAGTTTCATTTGTATACTTGTTGCGTTATTTCTTTATGTTCTTGGTTCATTGAATGCTTCTGATACACTCTTGTTGATCTTGGCTTCCAGTTCAGGGGTAAGTGCGGGCTGAAGCGATTGACCATAACTGTCCAATGAGAACATACCTCCGTCACCATCCTCCCCTGTTATAGAAGCCGAATTGCATCCACCGAATCCTTCGCATGCAGAGAATTCATTGGGAAGTAAACTCTCAAGCCATGCTTTGATCTCATTACCTACCAATAATTTACCATTGGTCGTCAACATGGTAGGGACACGATTAATCTTACTGGCATATTCAGATGGTATACCCATTGTATTCACGTTATGAAATTTAACCATGTTCATCAGCTGCTGATGTTGTTGCAAAAACCCTATGATGTTATTGCAGTGATTACACTTTTCGCTATATATCAGGAGAGCTGCCATTTATATTATAATATGCAATTTCCCTAATTTTTTTTAACGCGCATATTATAATATGAACAAACAACTGATTACCTTTATCATAATACTATGGGTACTTCTCTTGTGCTATAAGAGCAAGAGGGAAAAATTCACTGAAATTCGTGGATTCGCTGGGTATTCCAAACCAAGAACTGATGTAGTAATCGATGATCAGTCGGACATTGACATGTCAAAGTTTGTTGAACAAACTGCGTCTATAACTCGCGACTTGATCCAGGAACTTGTGAAACCAGTTCATGCCAAGGTCGAACAGGATACCGATTTATGTGTCTATCCGGTCGAGACCAATCAGGTCAAGCACTATGTCGATGATACTGGTAGAAATCTTTACATTGTCAAGTTCATGTTTACTACCACAAAGGGATTTGTGTTTGGATTGAGTGTTGATGCTCACATTCTAGATGGTAAGGTGGTTGGACTTGTCACACAGCCTATGCATACAAGTGATAAGATAAAGCCCTATACAGAAGAGGATTTCCCATTTTTAGCATATGAAGATATTCAGAAATCGAATGTGCCACTTTGGTAATAAAAACCTTCTTACTATAAATTAATGATTAATGTCAAACAAATAAACGAGATAGAAGACAAGCGTCGAACAAAAAAGAAGGAGATTTACAAAACGATTTATGCACAGTTTTCAAACAAGATCAAATGTGCGGTTGACATGAAACAGCGATATGTACATCTGAGAGTACCTGTATTTGTGATGGGATTCCCGACATATGACATACATCATGCAGCGTCATATTTACAAAGACAATTGACACTTGGCGGGTTTGATGTTAAACCCATAAGTGAAATTGATTTTGTGGTCACATGGAAAATAAAGTCAACGTCGAGTAAACCCCGTAACAAAAGGGTTACTACACAATCAGATGATGGTAGTTGTACATCTTTCGCAAACTTGAGAAAGATAGCAAACAAGTATAGATGACGCGTTAATTGAGAATGATATTTATAATTTCAAGTTGTAATGGATTCGAACAATCTTAACGTGCTCGTCGAGGCTAAGAAGGAGTACCTATCTCAATTATGTATCATATTATGTCCCATTATGGTTGATACATTCGAGAGAATGTATAATCAGGTGACCACAAAATCAAAGGGTAAGCTAGTATTGAAGAGCTATCAGACCGCTCTTAAAGAGATTCCGGAATGGAATAATCATACGATCCACGAACATGTATCCGCAATAACTGATAGTTGTTCATGGTTCAGTGATCTTCTCGCTGCAGTATTTGTTAGTTACGTGAAGATCCTATCATCTGTGAGACTGACTTCCAATACAAAAAAGATTTCGATCAAGTTGACACAGACTGATGTATTCATTCATAAATGTTTTATTACTGCCGCCAAGGATCTATACAAGGATCCATATATCATGTATGAAGAGAAGAATGAATACAAACGTCACGAGAAGTTGACAGAAAGGTTCATGATCAGTATCGAGAATACTATCAAGGAACTTATTCCAGTACAGACGATTCTTCAAACATATATCACAAAGAATTCGGATGACGGGGATGTTGATGTTGATAATGAGGTGATTGATTCGGAAGATCCAGATATCGTTGATGATTATGATATGCCAGATAGTCCTAAGGAAGAAACAGACGTAAGTGAACCTCATGAAGTTCAGGAAGTCCAGGAACCTCAGGAAGTCCAGGAACCTCAGGAAGTCCAGGAACCTCAGGAGGTCCAGGAACCTCCGGAAGCCCTGGAAACTAAGAATATTTCACTTGACGGCAAAATCGACGACGAAGTATTGTTCCCAGATGCACCAGATGCATAAATTTTAATCACACTAAATATTATCATGGACATTAGTGATTCCCTTAGAGATCCATTCAATGCCTCACTTTTTGCCGCTCTAGCTACAGCGGGCTATATTCATTTCAGGTCAAAGATTAACGGCGAACGTCCCCCTGAGAACAACGAATACATTAAACCGGCTATTCTAGTCGCCATCCTCGTCTACTTTATCGTATGCAATGGTGTAGGTGGTAGAGAGGTTCTCTCGTCAGAACCATTTTAAAGAAATGCTAGCATGAATATATAACACACAATGTCGTCAGTGTCTGCATTCAATGATATGATGGATCAGTTCCTTACCGAACTTAAGACAACTTTCCCAGAAGAGAAGGCTATTAATAAGTATCAGGCGGCATTTGATCTTCTGAGGAAGTCCAACCCCAAGAAGTGTGTAGAGACCTTCATGGAGACCATCAGTCCTTATGCTGACAGGGTATCTAAAAAGGATGAATCTCTCATCCATGAGAATTTTGAGCTCATCAAGGAGCTGAATATCTCCAAGTATTGGAATGATGATCTGTCTGTAAACACCAAGAATGCCATCTGGCAATATCTTCAGACCCTTCACATGTTAGGAATGACCATCACAGCGATTCCAGCGGATACGATGAAGGGTATCGAAGATTTGGCACAAAAGTGTGCTGGTCAGGTGAATGATACTGGTAAGCTTGACGAAAAGACATTGATGAGCGGAGTCTCGGGACTGTTGTCCTCGATGGGTGGTGACATGGATCTGGGGGCTCTTCTGGGTAAGAAATAATATGGCATATTATAATAATGACTGTCTGGTTTGATAACCCCATGGAATTATTTAGGGAGGACAAAGTTAAATTGTTTTGGCCTACTCCAGAACAATCTAAAGATGAACGCATTAATGCCACTACACGATTCATTATATACACAACATCGATACTTTTCGTAATTAAACGTGACCTTAGGGTTCCTTTATTTGCAGCCATGATGATTGCTTTAAGTTACTTCCTCGACAAGAACAACACCCAGCCACGTATTGTCAAGAAGGTTGGTAACCCTCATCCCAAGGCTCGCGTTGGTGATTGTCAGCGCCCAACAAAGGATAACCCAATGGCAAATGTGTTGTTGTCTGACTATGTTACTGAACCTAACAGACCACCCGCGTGTCCATATGATAAGGTGAAGGATGAAGTTCACGAGTTGGTAAGGGATACCATACCATACGACTGTGGTAGATCCAGATGTCCTATGCCAGAGCAGCAACAATATGCTGCCGCTAGGCAGTTTATCACTGGACCCGTTACAACGATTCCTGGTGACCAAACCGCATTCGCCGAATGGTGTTATGGTAAGAAGTTCCAGCCACTGTGCAGAAATGACCAGTCCAAGTGCGACCCAGATTTCAGAGGTGCTCAGTTGGATGCATTCGCTGGTCTGGATTCGGCCATGAATCCAAGAACCGGTATGCGTGGTGGTACAGTTTAATATAAATATATTGCCCCGTATTAATTAAGAATGGCGTATCAACTTCAGCCCAATCTTGAACGTGTCATGAACCCGGCTACTCCACAGTGCTGTGCTAATGACAATGTGTTCGCGTACCCCGAGCCTACTAATCTCAACTATTGCTGCAGACCTAATACAGTCGTGTATGGTACCGCGCCATACATGGCGGGTAAGGGTGCACCCGCTGATCTCATAATGGTGTCCGACGAACTTAGACCCCAGGCCACTACTAAGTTTGACAAGGTGTATGTCGATACTTTAAAGAAGAATACCTTCCCGTGGCAGGATATGAAGTGCAGTCTTCCTCTCCGCACCAAGTCCTTCGACCCTGTCAACACTCGTGCTCAGGTACAAAATGCTTTATTTGACAAAAGATATTGTAGATAAAATATAATAATATTGTAACCATGGCTGATCCTCTATCTCTGGCTGCTATAGCAGCGTTAATCTATTCAGGTAGAAAGCTCAGTGAAAAGTCGACTGGTGACAATACTCAGCCCGTAACTAAGCCTATGCCTACACGTACAGTTGAACCTATCCCAGAGATACCACTCCCAGATAAACCTGCTGTTTACTCGAGTAAACAGGAAATGCCCTCCTTTGGTGATGTGGCATTCATGAAGCACGTAAACGGCGAACCCGTTAGAGAAGATTTCAGAGACCGTCCTTATGTATCCGGTCAGATGAATAATTTATCCCCAGTTCAAAAGCAACTTGTCGGCCCTGGTCTTGGTGTAGGTGCTGATGTACCCGCGTATGGTGGTTATCAGCAACTTTACAGAGTAAACCCGACTAATGTTGGAGCTTATAAACTTACCACTCTTCCAGGTAGAACTGGACCGGCAGTTGATGTCACCGGCGGTAAGTCGGGTGTTGTGGGTGAACTTACTCATTTTAAGCCCACTACCACCGCTTTTCTCCCATGCAGACTTCCACCCACTCCTGGATCTGCACAGGGTCAAGGTGGTGCTGTCAAGGGTATGACCTACAGAGGTGAATACGAGAAGACCAAGCGAATGACCAATCGTGCCGAAAATACCAAGCGCTGTGACGGCCTTGAGTTCGCACCTGCCAAGCACTTTGTATCAGCAGAGCAGCTTGCCCAGGATCCTACACGCAACAAGGGTGATATGAATGTTCAGGAATTCTTCCATGTTAACAACCCCGAGCCAGGAATCGCAAACTTTGTAGGTGGTTATACAGATGCTCCAGGTAGTAGACTAATGGCTGAGGCGAAGGGTGCCAATGGATATACCGCCGAGCAACTCGAAAAGTATGGCTTCCGCCCAGATGAAAACCGTGGCAAGGCCGATAGAAATGGTAATGCCGGTCGTATGAACGTAAGAGGTAACCCACTTAACCAAGGTGGCGTTTTGTCACAGGTCAGAACCGATTGTAGTCGGGTTGATGGTCGTATGAACGCGGCCAACGGTGGTTGGTCTCAGAACTACATTCAGAGTGACTACTATCAGTTAAATTCTTACAAGGGTATGGCAGATCCACATGGATCTAATAACTACCTTAATACCGCTAAGAAGGTATTAGCTAATAACCCATTAGCTCAGAGTATTTATGCCTAATTTAGTAAAAATCAACATACATAGATAGTGTTTATAATAAATATGATCCTGATTAAGATCATATTTATTACCAGATTTTATTATAAAGTTATGTTTTTGATGATTAACGTTTAAACGTCAGACGGTTTGAATTTCTAGTGGTATTCATGTTGAATTTACCGATAACCTTGTTTTCTGTTTTCTCGATACGTTCACCGGCCTTCTTAACACGTTCCTCTATATTGCGCATACGTTTATTTTTGTCACCTTTCTTAGCATTCCTATTAATATTGTTCAGAATGTTATCCATGTTAGCAACGGGTGGGACAGACTTGACCTTTAATCCGGAACTAAACATACCAGCTTTTCCAACATAGGTTTTATAGGATGCATTGGTGGGAATCTTGTTTATCTTCTTAAGATCCGGACTGGCATTTTTCTTGAACTGCTTGTTCACCAAATTAAGGGCCTTGTCTACGCTATTGAGTGTTTTGTTTACCTGGTTCAATGCTTCGATGACCTGCTTTTCATTGTTGTCATTAAGACCGTCTTTGACTTTGTCCTTAATGTTTGTCAGTAACTTACGCGTATTATCCAAACCCCCTGACATTTTGTTGGCATTCGTCTTATAATCACGAGACCGTGGCATAATATATTTAGTCTAGATTTTTTTTATTTCCAACGATTCGTTTTTCCATCTTATTAATACGCTTCTCTGTATTATTAATGGCATTCAGTATTCTCTGTTCTCCGTTGTTCTTCTTTTCCACTTCTAGCATTTTAGGTTTTCCTGGAACCTTAGGCATTTCCTTTTCTCCGTTGTTCTTCTTTTCCACTTCTGGCATTTTAGGTTTTTCTGGAACCTTAGGCATTTCCTTTTCTCTGTTGTTCTTCTTTTCCACTTCTGGCATCTTCAATGCAACTCTGCCATTACCAGGAACGGTTACTCTGAATGGCTCACTATTGTTCACATTGTTCACATTGTTCACATTGTTCACATTATTGCGTAGATTGTTCGCGTTGTTTCGTAGATTGTTCACATTGTTCACATTATTGCGCAGATTGTTCGCGTTGTTTCGTAGATTATTAACATTATTGCGTAGATTGAAATCTCTGGGTTTTGTGACAACGCGTTTGGTTGTATATCTAGTTTTGATAGGTTCAGTGACATTCAATGACTTCATGATTCTAAGAATCTCACCTCTGTAAAGATCAACATCCGGGGTATGTATCTTCACACCTAATTTGGTAGCGATGCGTGTGAGATCCGAACGAGGTGTAGTTTTCTTTGACAATTTGATATAATCAAGTGGCGTCAGAATAACTCTTGGATCTACCAGATAAATGTAACCATCATGACCAACTTCTCTCAACGGTGGGAATTTACCAGGTGGTAAACAACTCATTTATCATTAATGTATATAAAAATTTATGACGCAATGGAGTCATAAGAAACAATGAGGATCACAGTTCGTAAGAGTACAATTCGTCAACGCAAACCATATGACAAACGATACATTGGCGTTGCACTGGACCAAGAAGCGGAATTATATGATGGAAATGCATATGTTTTCCAAACATATATGGCACCTGTTTTCATGCTGGGTAATGTAATGAAGGTCGATCATGAAAATGGGAAGGGTTATCACTATAGTGACATCCTTGCTATGGATCACATGAACAACTCAAAATTTGTTCACAACGCTCCATGGATGAAACGTCATCGTGTAGAGGATGGCGAATATGGTGATAAATTCGAACTTTGTAAAAGTGTCGACATGTTTCGTAACATAATCACCATGTTGAATTGGGTTGAACTTCAAGGTGGTGAACGTAATTTATTCGGTTATAACCTAATGTCTGACCTGAAAGCCATGGCTTTCACACATATGATAGCTCCTGGTAAGTCGTCGATTCGCAAAAATAAACCGATCCATTTGTGGCCCAATAGCGCAGTGAACATCAGTGGATGGGATACCATTAAGTTTCAGGATATTTTAGGTATCACATTGTCGAGATGTAACAAATTTGGTCTAATGTACATGTCGTGGGTTGATAAATTGGACGACATTAATCAGATCAAATTCAGAGTGAATGGTAGATATGGGTGTAAGTTGGAACATTATATCAAATACGTAAAAAACGATCCATCATATGAACAGATGCATTCTTCTCCATATGATGTGGATGACCTTGTAACTCTCATGAATTTTGCATTCATGACCGATGGTAAGTTCTGGGACAACAACAATTATCTACCCATCAACACAAGTGACCTATTCATGGATCGTAAGAGAATGCTTTGTACCTAAAAGATACAAATCCAATTTCTCATGATAATCCATCGAAAAATCGAATGCATTGATTGAACCAATATCGATCATATAAGGTTTAATGATATCATCATAAGTAATTCTATTCATTAAAAGTGCACAAATAACTGTTTCAATATATCTCTTTAAGCCCGAAATCCTCGTATCATCTATGTCATCATCGAATCGTATTTGTACAGATAAAACTTCATTTGGATTTTTTGACAAGAATGGTTGACACGGTGTCTTTTCAATAAGTCCACCATCTACATAACTGTATCCGTCTAAAGTCAGTGACTCGAATAACATTGGTACAGTAATGCTCATACATACGGCATCAATCACCTTGACATTTGGATGTGTATCCCGATTGAAGTACACTGTTTTATGAGTATTCAGACAATACGCAGATATATATACTTTCTTATCCAGCTCTGAAAAGGTAGGATCACAACCACATATATCAACGATGTGACTTCTAAGTTTATCATGTGATATCAATCCAAATGTATTCAATAACGACTTTACATTAAATTTGGTAACACTTTTGATATCAGCTAACATAGACCTTTCCAAAATATCAACACATTTCATATTTAACCCCAACAACAAAGCTAATATTGCACCCGCGGATGCACCCGATATCTCCTGGATATCGTCAAGGACCTTTTCATTATTATGGATAAAGCCTAAAATAGTGAAATATCCCATACCCGCTGGGCCCAAAACCAGATACTTGGGTTTCATATTTAGTAAACCTTGGGAAAATTCTTTCTGAGAATAGCAAACACCAGGGCGAAAACGATGGTGTGAGTGAGAATAGCGGTGATACTGGTCTCGCCCGACATGAATGGACCCTTGGCGCCTGGAGGAAGGGTAAGAAGCATACCGGGGCTCAGTATGACAAAGAGAGCGGTGGGTACCATAAGATCGGCAGGCTTGAGAGACATACCCATCATACGCGCGACGAGATGATACACGACCACGAACACCAACGCGTGGAAAAGAACAGCGTTCCTGGAAGTCTTTTCGGTAAATAAAGAGTTCTTGAGAAGATTCTTGCCAGGAATCTTGTCCGGTAACTGCAGAACGGCTCCTGGGGTTAGGAGCGCGAAGAGAGCGGCCGGTACGGCAACCTTGTTGGAAGAAGCGAGGGCAATAATATCGTCCATGATAATGTATACATAGATTATTTTTAGCTCGACCGATACGGTGTACCATATCCTGATGAATAGTTATAACAGAACCAACAAAAATCTTCAAACATGGCATTCTCCATGATAAGATTGGTAACATAAGCATCTTCACGATACACTGTCAATACACGATACATATTGACGAGATCATTATGATACCAATCAACCCAATCATCGAATGACAGATACCTACCGGCATACACATCACTCTCGTCTCCGTTATTATCATAATCGTTGACGAGAGTAGTGTTCAATTCGTTGACGTAATGACTCCAGACCATGTTGATAATATATCACACAATGTAACTAATTGTAATGTCTAATATATTCATCATTCGTTTAAATCTATTTCACACCAGTCATAGACACTGATGACGATTCCTTAATGGGAAGGTTGTCCTGAATACATGTCATAGCACCTTCAACCCGAGCCTCATCACCTTGAAAATAAACTCTCAACCCATCCTCTACGTTTACTTTAGTGAGACCACCTTTACGTTTGGATGTCTTAAGAGTTACTTTACCCTTTTTAAGATTAACCTTGTCAATTTTCGACTCCTGCATGAATGACTGCACATAAGCCTTCAACTGCTTCTCTCTAGAATTAAGTACCTTCATGTCTTTCCTGGCTTCAGTAAGCTGCTTCTTTAATTCGACCCACTCAGACATAGCTGTCCTGAAATCATCACTGACGTCACCCATGATTAGTATATAGTATTGTGCTTTTTAATCTTTAAGTGCAAATCTTACGCTGCATAAGGTCAGGGACAATAGTAGAATTGTTCCACTCATAAGCGTGCTTGGGGTTAGGGGGCTCGGCGCGGACCTGCTGGTTGGCATTCCTGAGGTTACCACCAATGGTCTCGGGCATACCGATCTGCTGACGGGGGTCAAGGAAGTTCTGACCCTTGAGGATCTCCTCGGGGGCGAACTCACCAAAGTTCTCAGTCTTGGCGACCTCACGGGGGAGAAGGGACGAGGCCAGACCAACACCGGCGTTCATAGCACAGCCAAGGTTAACCATAGGGCCTACCTCACCATCGATGGGAGCACCATCCTCGTCAGCGTCAATGTCCATACCACGAATCT